GCTGTCGATGGGGAGGCAGTAGATCACCAACCTGGGAACGCCGACGGCGGGGACGGATGCAGCCACGAAGTCCTATGTCGATTCGGTTTCTGCGGGTGGGTCAATCGCAATCGGCGGGTGCATTGATGTTTCGCAGAACAACGCACCGACCGTCAACGACACCTCGGGATCTCCATCAACGATCTTCGACGGCATCGCAAGCACCAATGTCAACTCATACGGGATCGGCATCCGCCCGAAGTCCGGCCAAGGGACATGGGCCATCGTCCTGAGCGGCCTGGCCACGGCTGGATCCAACTCCGAATACCAGAGCGGATTCATTGCTAGCTGTAACTCCGGCACCGCGGTAAATGTCGCCGCGCTGCTGAATCTCACCTCGGCTTCCACCAAGAGCTACAGCCAGATCACCTTCTTCGCCGTGAGGGTATCGTAGTGCCATTGAACACCGTACAAGCCGTCCAGACCGAGGGCGTTCTCAAGACGGAGAACAACCTGTCTGAAATCCGGACCTATACAAATCAGCTGATGGCCGTGGGAGACATCAAGCTGTACGCGGGCACCACGGCACCGAAGGGGTGGCTGGCCTGCAACGGCGCGACGGTGAGCTCAACGACATACCCCGCTTTGTTCACCGCCATCGGCTATCTGTACGGAGGCGCAGCCGGAAGCTTCCTGCTTCCGACGATCTCCGCGCCCGTCGCCAACACCCTGTACATCATCAAGGCGACGGAGTACACGCCGTGAACGAGGAGGTGCTGATCGCGCTCGGCCGACTGGAAGGCAAGGTCGATTCAATGATGACATCGCTGCGGGTCCAGCAGGAGGAGCTTCAGCGGCTCGATGTGCGCGTAAGGGATCTGGAGCAAAGCAAGGCGTGGCTGCTCGGTGCCGCCGCGATCATCTCCTTCCTTGCGGGAATCGTCGTCAAGTTCATTCCACTCAAGGGATAGCCATGAGAACCATTGCACTAGGAAGCAGCTCATCCACCGGGGCGCAGACCAGCGTCCGCCCATTCGACAAGTTCGGGCTGGGGGACGAGAAGGTCGGCGTGTTTCAGGCCACATTCGGAGAATCTGGAACGGCCAAGCTGGAGGGCAGGCTGAACGGAGCCGCGGCGTTCACGGAGATCGCCGTCATCGTAAACACCGACACATCGCTGGCGAAGGTGGTCGCGCTGATGCCGGAGATGCGTTTGAACATCACGACCACATCCGGCACGACCTCTGGTTTCCTTGGAGTCTGATCCATGAACACGCTGATGAAGTTCCTCGGTCTGACCCCTGGTTCCACCAGCGGGCCGATGTCGGTTGCTACATCAGCGGCGATGGTTCCGGGAGGTAGTGTTCCGCTCGGTGAGTTCCAGTCATACGGATCTGCCGACATCTACATGACCGCGGAATTGAGTGTGTACAGCCCGACGAACGACGGAAGCCAGACGCTTACCAATCCCGTGTTCACCCGGTGGACGATTCCGGAGTATTTCGAGACTTCAGCCACGAATACATCGCTGTTCCTGAGCCGGATCTTCTTCAGCAGGACGGCCGCAGGAGTCACCGGTCCGCAGTTCTTTGTCGATGCCGGAAACCTTGTATCCGGCGGGGGATCCAGCGAAGCGGTGGAGCAGAACGCATTCCTGGCCGCGTTCGCCAACGGGCAGACCAAGCTGTACATCGGACTTCCGAATACCGAAGGAAATCAGGTTCGCGTGTTCAACGCGGTGGACGGCGACGACACGGATGCCTCAGCGGCCTTCCCGGCGAATCAGTACATCGGGTTTGTCACCAGCTCTGCGCTCGCCGTACCGAATAACGGGTTCACCGCAGGGACTCCTATACGCATCGAGTTCTACCCCGCAGGTGGAGCCGGTGCCGGGCTTACCGCCAACGACGACTACGGTCTGTTCGGTGACGCTTTCGATCTCAACAACGACTACGGAACATTCGAGGCCGGCGACGGCACCACGGACTACGGTTCGTTCTAAGGAGCAAACATGGCACTTCAGATTCGACGCGGTGTTGAGGCCGACCGCACTTCGTTCACTCCGGTCCAGGGCGAACCGCTGTTCGTCACCGACACCAACAAGCTGTACATCGGTGACGGATCCACGGCCGGTGGAGTCGAGGTCGGCGGCGGTGGTGGAGGATTCACATCGTCCACTCCTTCTGTAAAGCCGCCAGCGGGCCGCTATTTGTCGGCGAGTCAGGATTGCACCAGTCTAAGCACGGTTCCAGCACTCATCAACCGGCTCTGGCTTCTGCCGTTTGTGGCAAAAAGAAGCTGGTCTGTGAACAGCGTGGGCCTCTATGTGACAACGGCCTCTGCTGGATCGCTGTCGCGGATCGGCATCTACGCTTCCGACAGCGATGGATACCCCACGGGAAGTCCTCTCGTTTCGTCGTCAAACTTTGATTGCTCGACCACCGGATTCAAGGAGGACACGAGCGCGACATTGAGCATGACGGCTGGTACGCAATACTGGCTTGCAACTCATGTCAACGCCTCGTCGTTCCAGATGCGCGCGATAAACCACAACGCGCTGCCCGCCATGTACAACGATCCGAATGCCACTACTCCGTTCGTCGGATTCTTTATCGCAGGGGTGAACTACTCGGTTCCTCTTCCGACGATGCCAACCGGAACCCTTGTCGCAAACAACTACTATATGCCTGCTGTCTACTTGGGGGTCGCATGATCGAACTTGCCTTCACCTCTTACGAGTTTCTGAATCGCTTCACCGCTGAAGAACGCGCTTCATTCCGCGCCGCAGCTACGACTGACGCGGCTGTTGCCGACTTCATTCAGCTTGCTTCTGCGGCGCAGCTGATCCTCAACAACGACTCCGTGACCGTTGCTGGAATGAACTACCTCGTCTCTGTCGGACTGCTTACGCAGGTGCGGGCCGACGAGATTCTTGCGGGGCAGCCGTGAACCGCCCAGAGCTCCTTGAGCGTCTGCACGACCTGCTGACGCAGAACCTGATCGACAAGATCGAATCGGGCGAGGCGACCGCTGCGGACCTGGGTGTTGCCAGACAGCTGCTCAAGGACAACAACATCAACGCAGTACCGGCCGCGGGATCCCCGATCCTGAAGCTGTCCCAGGCCCTGCCGTTCCAGGATGCCCAGGAAGCCGTCTAGAACGGCCGTACAGGCGTTCCAGACTCGACCCCTATGGAACCCCTACGCGACCAACGAAACGCCTGTAGCGGGCATCCACGGGGCTAGAAACGAAACCAGATGGAAATCGACCCCAGGCTCAAGGACTTCCGCAACTTTCTGTGGCTGACCTGGCAGCATCTCGGACTTCCGGAACCCACCCCCGTCCAGTACGACCTGGCGGCATATCTACAGACTGGACCGAAGCGATGCGTGATTCAGGCTTTCCGTGGTGTCGGGAAATCCTTCGTCACCTCAGCGTTCGTGATCCATCAGCTGCTGCTGGACCCGAGCAAGAACATCCTGGTGGTCAGCAGCAGCAAGCAGCGGGCGGACGACTTCACGACCTTCACGCTGCGGATCATCGAGACGATGGACATCCTGGCGCACCTGCGCCCGAGGGAGGACCAGCGGCAGTCGAAGATCGCGTTCGATGTGGGGCTTGCGCCCCCGAGCCAGAGCCCGAGCGTGGTGAGCAAGGGAATCACCAGCCAGATCACGGGAAGCCGCGCCGACCTGATCGTCGCGGACGATGTGGAAAGCGCAAACAACAGCCTCACGCAGATGATGCGTGACAAGCTCTCCGAGGCGGTCAAGGAGTTCGATGCCGTCCTGAAGCCGGACGGCCGCGTGGTCTACCTGGGAACGCCGCAGACGGAGGCATCGCTGTACGCGACCCTGCCCGAGCGCGGGTACGAGATCCGGATCTGGCCCGCCCGCTTCCCCGAGGCCCGGCTGCGGGAGTTCTACGGGACCAAGCTGGCACCGGAGATCGCGGCCAAGGTCGATCAGGATCCCACCCTGGTCGGGAAGCCGACGGATCCCCGACGGTTCTCCGAGGTCGATCTCCTGGAGCGGGAGATGTCGTTCGGCCGGTCGGGCTTCTCGCTCCAGTTCATGCTGGACACCAGCCTGAGCGACCTGGACCGGTACCCACTCCGGCTGTCCGACATCATCGTCAGCGAGTGCGACCTGGAGGGGGCACCGGAGAAGCTGGTCTGGGGCAAGGACAAGCCGTGCGAGGACCTGCCGTGCGTCGGCCTGAACGGCGACAGGTGGTACAGGGCCATCGCCGCCATCGACGCAAACAATCCCCGCCCGTACAACGGATCGGTCATGGCTATCGACCCCTCCGGCCGCGGCACCGACGAGACCGCGTTCTGCGTGGTGAAGATGCTGAACGGATTCCTGTTCGTCCCCGAGGCGGGAGGACTGCCCGGCGGGTACGACGAGAGGACCCTGAAGGAGCTGGTCGCCATCGCGGCCCGGCAGAAGGTCAACCACATCGTCGTGGAGTCCAACTTCGGTGACGGAATGTTCACCGAGCTGCTGAAGCCGCACCTGCGGGCGGGCCACAACTGCTTCATCGAGGAGGTCCGGCACTCGGTGCAGAAGGAGAAGCGGATCATCGACACCCTGGAGCCCGTGATGAACCAGCACAAGCTGGTGGTCGATTCACGGGTGATCCAGCGCGACTACGAGACCGCCAAGACATCCGACAAGAGCCTGCACTACTCGCTCTTCTACCAGATGTCCCGGATCGTCAAGGCAAGGGGAGCCCTGCTCCACGACGACCGACTCGATGCCCTGGCCATCGCCGTCAACTACTGGACCGAACAGATGGCACAGGATGCCGACGAGAGGATCCGGGAGACGCGGGACCGGGAACGGGACGAGCGCATAGAGCGGTTCATGGAAGGGCGACTGATCCCCAAACCCAGAGAACCTAAGAGCTATTCCTGGAATAGCCGGAAGTGATCCACCTCCGGTGATCCCCTTCCCACCCTTCCAGGGGAGACACGGATCCGACCCCAGGGGACGACCCCCCGTCCCCCCCTATGGAGATATCTAGGGTCTCTATGGAAGGGGGCTAGAAGAACTCTAGACTACTCTAGAAGAACTCTAGAAGAACTCTAGATACCTATAAGTACCTATAGGGTATAGGTATAGGTACTGGTAGGACCACTATCCAGACTACTCATTGAGTAACTGGGAGTCTCTTACAAGAGTCCAAGTAGATACCTGAAGGGGGGGTATGGGGGTGTCTCAATCCATCGTCATCGCCGGTCTAGATGTGGTTATCCGGACCGAGCCAATCGAAGCATCCGAAGGGGAGATGCTGTTCGGGATGTGGCAGCAGGGCCCCATCCCGACGATCACCATCAACTCCTCCTGTACCGAAGCCATCCAACGCAGGACCCTTCTCCATGAAGTCCTGGAGGCGATCAACGACCTATACGGCATCGGTCTACTGGATGAGCAAACCTGGGCCATCGAGACCGGTCTGGCCGATACGATCATCCGGAATCCGGCATTCCTGCCCCTTGTCAGCGGGATCGAGCCCCGCTAGGATCAACGCATCTTCTCCCCCAGGCAGGCCCTGTCCCGTGCCGATCCGGGACGGGGCCGCTCTGGGCGAAGCTGGAGGAAACATGGATCAGAAGGACCCGAGATCGTGGAGACCCGTCCTGATGCGGGCGATGGAGGACATCAACCTGAGCCTGGCCTTGCGTCAGGCTTGCCGGTCCGCCGTCGAGGAAGCCGCATTGCTGGCCACAGAACGGGATGCCCTGCGGACCAGGTGCAACACCCTGACCCACAGGCTCCAGGAGCTCGAGGCGAGGGGGGACGAATGACCAAACCGCTTCTGTTCGACGGAATGGGCCGGGCGTTCGTCGGGTCCGCCGCACAAGCGGGGCACAACCCCCTCGCGGTCTACAGCTATGACCGCATGGTCAACATACTCATGCGCCGGGACGGGATGGACCACACCGAGGCCATCGAGTTCCTGGAGTTCAACACCGTCTGCGCTTGGGCCGGGCACGGAACGCCGCTCGTCCTGCGGAGAATGTCGCTCAGGGCGTTCCAGGAGGAACAGCAATGAAGCCGAAGAAGAGCCATCCGTGGGGATACAAGGCCAACACCAAGCCCGAAGCACCCAAGCCCGTCAAGAAGATGAAGGGCAAGAAGGGAAAGGCCAAGTGAACCTGCCCCAACTTCCCAAAGGCACCCAGGTCAACATCCGGCAGCAGGAGGATGACCGAGTTGTGATGGAGTTCGAGCTGCCAAACTCCTTCGGCGGCACCAATCTCCACCTGTTCGACATCACGAAGATGTGGGCAGAAATGGTCGAGGACCTGCTGAACGCGGAAGATGCCGTCGATCAGGCTTTCGGAGAGCCGGAATCGCCTCAGCACAACAGCGTCGAGTGGTTCACCAAGCTTTCGCAGGAGTTCATCGAGAGGCGGAAGCCGAAGCTGGCCATGACCGCGCTCGACGGACTGCTCCGGGAGATCATGGAGGGGCCGGACGAGCAGGTTCTTGAAGGTCTCAGGGTGTATCAGTCCTTGTGGAGCTCGGTCAAGGCGTTGGAAGCCGAGATCGCCAGCAACAACTGACCACAAAGCATCTTTTCCTCCAGGGCGGTGCAGGCTTTCGGGTCTGTGCCGCCTTTCTGTTTGCGGACCTTTCGGCAGAAAAATCCGAAAGGGTGTTATTTCGTCGCGTTTAGTGCCGATTCCCCCGTCGGGGGGGCCGCGGGCCCGGCCGCGCCCCGGCCGCGCCCCGCCCGCCCCGGCCGCGCCGCCCGCCCCGGCCGCGGTCCGGTCGCGGTCCGGTCGCAACCGTCGATGCTGCAGGGTGCCGCGATAGACTCGGAATCTACCGCGGTCCTTCGAGGGACACGGACGCACCGCGGCGGGCCCCTCGCGCGCACCGCGACGGCGGACCGTTTCCCCTCGAGTGTTTGATTGTGTTTATTGCGACTTCGCCGTCGGGACGGTTGACCGGGGCGCGCGTTGCGACTACATTCAATGTAGCGGCGGGATTGTCCGCCCCCACTTTGGAGGATCGAACATTGTCAAAGTGCACTTCCGCAACGCATACCCATACAGCGTACATATCCATCGACTTCACCCCGGACCGCGCAAGCGGTTCCGGTGTCGAGGATGCCGCGGATACCATCGTCCGCGAGTTGATTGACGACGGATACGCGGCCGTGTTGGATGATGTAGCGGACCGTTCCGGACATATCCGCATAACCGCACCGCTGGATCGGCCGCACCTACTGGTGCAGGCAAAGCAGGTTTACGATATTGCGGTTCGCATGGATCCCGGGGCCGAACGGGATAGCATCCATGCCGTCTCCGCTCTTCTCTTCAATCTGTACCACGGCACCTATACGCTATCGGTTGCCGTCGGCACGGCGAACCGCGGCACCTATTGACCTACGGCCGTCCCGGAACGGTTCCGGGGCGGGCCGAAACTATTTGGAGGAATCATGAATACGGAATACAGAATCTGCACCCGATACTCTCCGGGTGCGACGGCATCGAACGATGGAACCGCGGGGCGATACGCGCCCCTTGCGGTGCGAGTGTATATCGGAGAATCGCCCACGAATCACGGGCCCGCCCCGGCCCGGCTGGTGGCCACCGACGGCCGTATCTTGACGGTCGCGCCCGGTATCGCGCACTCGACTACTTCAACCGCGGCACCAGAGCCCGCCGTGTTCAATCTCGCCGCGAAATCCATGCTGGGCAAAGCGGACCGGAAGCGCGGCGAACGCGA